ATACAGTTTATAGAGTAAATTTTGGCGACGGCAATCAACAAGCAAAAACGTATGAAGCGGCTATAAAACGAAACGTGACAGGAGCTACGAATACAGATGAAGACAGAGTATTAGATCTATTTAGTAAACTATCTAAACAACAATTAACTACACTGCTTAAACGTTATCAAAAAATTAATGGTTCGAATTTAGCTCTAGATTTAAAGAAAAACGCGTTTGATGAATCTGAAATGACAAAGTTGGAAAATATTTTTCTAAAAAAAGGATTAAATTTAGCTAGCTTTATGGGAAGCGGAGCAGGCGCAAGTTTTTAGTTCTAGAATTAACAATAAAACAAGTTATGGCAAAAAATCATTGGAATGCAAAATCTCCGATACGACAAGAAGCGTATAAATACGGTTACAAATCTGGCTTAGAACATAAAGTAGCAGAAACTCTTAAAGAAATTAATTATCCAGTTAATTACGAAACTGAAACACTTCATTATACAGTACCAGAATCAAAACATAAATATACACCTGACTTTGTATTTACGCGTAAAGATGGAGCCATAATGTACATTGAAACGAAAGGCAGATGGACTACTGCAGATCGAAAAAAGATGAAACATGTTTTAAAATCAAATCCTGGTATCGATATCCGTATAGTATTTCAAAATCTAAATCAAAAAATTTCGAAAGGAAGTAAAACTACATATGAAGCTTACGCACTGAAAATGGGAATAAAACATGTTGCAAACAAAATGATTCCTGCAGAATGGTTAGCCGAATGTTGTCAGTTAGATGAAAATCCAATCGAAAAGAAAACTTTCTTTGATATTTGATTGGAAGTGTGAAAAAAATTCATTATCTTCTAATGTAAGTAATGGCATTTAATTAATTGAATGATTGAAATGTTTAATGTAATGAATTCGTTAGACCAGAAATGAAATGTATGGGATGACATAAATTAAATAATATATTATATAATGTTATTATTATATTAATTAACCAGATCTTTTGAATCGTTCTACAGTTTCATTATATTATATTAATGAAGAATCTAAAATTATTACAATTACTTGAATCAGTACTTGGCAAAGGAAAACCTACATCAGGCAATAACGTAGCATTCTTCTCTCCTTTCACTTCTCACTATAAACCAAAACTAGAAATTAATGTTGATACTTCTGCAGATGGTGAAAATCCATGGCACTGTTGGATATCTGACAAAAAAGGCAGAAGCATTGTTTCATTATTCAAACAATTAAATCAACCGAAAGAACGTTTCGAACAACTTGCAAGAATTATTCAAACAACAAGATATCGTTCTGAAAAGACTGAGAAACATGATACTATATTACAACTGCCAGAAGAATATCACCCATTATGGGTATATAAAAAGTCATTTGAATATAATGCAGCAATGCATTATTTAAAAGGCAGAGGCGTTACAGTATTTGATATCATTAAATATAGAATAGGGTATGCTGAGTCAGGACAATATGCTGGAAGAATTATTATTCCGAGTTATGATCATGGCGGCAATCTTAATTACTTTGTATCTCGTATATATCGAGATAAAGACACAATGAAACATAAAAATCCTTCAGTATCAAAAGATATTATTGGATTTGAAATGTTAATTAATTGGAGAGAACCAATTGTACTTTGTGAAGGTTCATTTGATGCTATTGCAGTAAAACGAAATGCAATACCATTATTTGGAAAACAAATTCAACCAGAATTACAAAAAAAGATTATCGAAGAACATGTACAGGACATTTATATTTGTTTAGATGCTGACGCATTAAAAAATGCGTTAGATATTGCAGAACGATTTATGAATGAAGGATTAAATGTTTACTTCGTAGAATTACAAGATAAAGACGCTTCTGAATTAGGCTTTGAAGCAATTACAAAACGTATTTCAGAAACTATGCAAATGTCATTTAAAGATTTAATGACAATGCGAATGGGAATGTTATGGAAATAAAAAAAATTGATATTGGTATCGATTCTATCGATAAAATATTTCATGTGTCAGACGTTCATATTAGAACTTTAAAACGACATACTGAGTATCGTCAAGTATTTGAAACAATGTTTTTAACTATAGCACAAGAAGCGACAGACAGGTCGATCTGTGTAGTTACTGGAGATATAGTTCATTCAAAACTTGATATGTCGCCAGAATTAATTAACATGTTAACTGAATTCTTTAATGGATTTATGTTACCTACAATTGTTATATTAGGTAACCATGACATGAACTTGAATAATACACATAGAGTCGACGCATTATCGCCAATACTTAATGTTATAAATAATCAAAATATTCATTTCATAAAAGAGAATGGTATATTTGATATTGGGAGTGTTTTATTCAACCATATGGCCGTTGATGTTGCCCCGGATAACTACATAAAAGGAACAGATCTTCCAGAAGAGCGTTATTCAATTGCAATGCATCATGGAGCAGTACACTCAGCCCGAACTGATATTGGTTATGAAATTTCAAACGAACATGTTACTGTAGATATGTTTGATGGACATGATTTATGTTTACTAGGAGATATTCATAAATCAAATCAAATACTTCAAGAATACCACGTTGTGGAAGGCATAAAGAAGCCATTAACAGTATATCCTGGTTCATTAATACAACAAAATCATGGTGAAGCATTAGGTCATGGAATATTAATTTGGGATCTTCCTGATAGATCATCTCAATTTATAGACATTACAAACGATTATGGGTATGTAACATTTGAATTAGAAGGAACATCTATTATTAATGCACCTTCATATGTTCCAAATAAACCACGTATACGAGTTAAATTTAAAGATACGTCTGCTGCAGATATGAAAAAATTTATTGCATCGTTACGAAAAAAATACACAGTTGAAGACATTTCTATTCAACGAATAACAGATATGTCGACTACTAATGATGCTACAAATATTACAATTGGTAATGTTCGTGATGTTGAATATCAAAATACACTTATTACAGAACATATTGATTCTAATTATCCGCAAGCAACGGATGCAGAAATTGATGCTATTAGACATATTAATAGATCAACAAATTCAAAATTACCAGTATTAGAGTCAGTACGAAATATTACATGGCATCCGGTTTCATTTGAATTTTCAAACATGTTTTCATACGGCGAAAACAATCATGTTGATTTTACAAAACTTCAAGATGTTGTAGGATTATTTGCACCAAATACATCTGGTAAATCATCATTGTTAGATGCAATGACATATACAATATTCGATAAATGTAGTAAAACTGGGAAAGCAAAAGAAGTTCTCAATAACAAATCCGCCGGGTTTTATGGTAAGTTTGTGTTTGAAATGAATAACATTCAGTATACAATCGAACGTATAGGAACAAAACAAAAGTCTGGCCACGTAAAAGTTAATGTTGAATTTTATTCTGAAACTGAAAATCTTAATGGTGAAGAACGTAGTGATACTAATAAAAATGTTAGAAAGTATTTAGGAACATATGATGATTTTATATTAACAGCATTTTCATTACAAAATGATCAAAGTAATTTTATTAATAAATCACAGAGAGAACGAAAAGACTTATTATCACAATTTTTAGACATTACAGTATTTGAACAACTATACCAACTTGCATCTGAAGATATAAAAGAAACTGCTGGTAAATTAAAAGAATACAAAAAGACTGATTTTGCACAAATTATTTCTGATGCCGAAGAAATTATTTCAAATAATATTGATGCAATATCTAAATGTGAACAACAAGAAACTGAAAGTCAGACTCAAAAAGATAAACTTCAAGATGATTTATTGAGTCAAGTTGAAAGTAAGCAGCCGACTACTTATACTGGTCCGTCTAAAGATTTATTAGTTCAAACTGAAAAACAACTTTTAGATAAGATTGGATTATTGCAAGACAACATTACCGAGCTAGAAGGAACTATTGAAATTACTAATACTACTATTTTAGAAACAACAACTAAACTTGCAGAATATGACAGTGAAGAGATTAATTCAGGATGGGAATTATTACGATCATATACAGAGAAAGTTGTACAAGGTTCTGCAAAAATAAAAAAACAACAAGGAATCATTGATGCACACGAAGAAAAAATACAACATCTTGACACACACGAATATGATGAAGAATGCAAATACTGTACATCAAACGTATTTGTTAAAGATGCACTCGAATCAAAAAATAAGATTGATGAAGAGCGAAAAATATTAGCAGATTTATTAGAAGAACAGGAAAACATTTTAGAAGAACAACAAGCATTAAAACATTATGAAAAGTTGTCTGAACAAATGCATAATCTAGTTTTAAAACAAAAAACATCAGCTGACGAATTAGAAAAATATGAATTAAAACTTCAAATAATTGAAAACGAAACGCAGACTAAAGAATCTGAACTAGAAGCTTGTTTAGATCGGCAAGAACAATATACGATTAATCAATCTGCAATTGAAACCAATCAAAAAATTGAAGAACAGATTGAATTAATTAAAGATGCGTTAGAACATAATAAACAAGAACTATTAGAAATTACAACGCAGATTAAAACGTTGCATGGCGAAATTGAAGTTGCAAAGACACATAAAAAACATGCAATTGAAAGTTTAGATTCATATAAAAAATTAGAAACTGAATATAAAGCATATGAATACTATTTAGCATCAATAAGAAGAAATGGTGTGCCATATGATATTATTGCTAAAGCTCTTCCGAAGATTGAAGCTGAAATTAACAATGTACTTAATCAAATAGTTGATTTTAATATGGTTTTAAATACAGATGGCAAAAATATTAATGGATATATTATTTATGATGAAGATAATTTTTGGCCATTAGAATTAACGTCTGGTATGGAACGTTTTATCTCTAGTTTAGCTATTCGTGTTGCATTAATAAATGTATCGGCGTTACCACGTCCTAATTTTATTGCAATTGATGAGGGCTGGGGAAGTTTAGACTCAGAACATATTGCTGCAGTAATCAACCTATTTGAATATTTTAGAAACAAGTTTGACTTTTCAATTATCATTTCACACGTTGATTCTATGCGTGATATGGTTGATAAATTACTTGAAGTTAATAAACAAAACGGATTCAGCCAGATTAATAACACGTAATATTTATAATAAAGTATCACGTGTATGAAACGAAAAGAAACTGTATTTAAAGGGCTAGATTCTGTTAATGTATTTTTTACTGATAATTCATTAACATCTCCAGATGTGTTTCGAATTACAGAGTTTCCAGAACGTTTAACTGCCGGCAAAAATTTAATCAAACTTAAAGGACATCCTACTAATTTACGAATAGGTTCATATCTAAATATCGAAATATTAGATTATAATGGCGATCCAATTTATTATGAAGTAGTTGATTATTTAGATGAAGATAAGTCTCGTATTATTTCAATTTATGTATACGACGACACGTCCCCAGGCACTGCAAATATAACGTTAGTAGGTGAACTAAATGAAATTAATGGACAACCTGTGCCACAACAATGGCAAGGCGTAACAAATGTAAAATGGTCTAGAACAGTTGAAATTAATCCGACTATATCAAATGATACTGAAATTATATTTGATTCAGTTCCTTCCGCTTCACTAACAGAACAAGTAGGAGTACAACTGGATAGGACATATCCAGGTAATCAACAATTTCCTACATACACAACCGGCACGGTACGATATTTTTCATATAACAATGTACCTGCGTTTGAAATACAAGGCGGATTATTTAATAAAGAAATGGAAGGTGGTACTATAACAGTTTCATCTCCTGTAAATCTTACTCCTACGCCCCAATATACACCCGGAACGACAACATATAAAACAACGGTAAGAAAAGTATTGTCTGACACATTGATGCTGTTAGACGATGAGTTTAGGGTAGCATCATCACAATCTATATTTACACACATATATACTCAGTTTGATTATTCGTCATTTTCTGTAACATATGAAGCAGACCCGATATATATACCAACACAAAATTCTGAGTCATTTGCAAATATATCATTATTTGGATTAGAACCTGCAACAGGCGATGTTAGTAGAATTAAAATATTTTTGAATGGAAATGGTAGTATAGGTACCTGGGAACAAATCAATGACATTGAATTAGAAGAAAATGAATTGTTTATTGATGAAGCAAATGTATTTCCTGATTTTGAAATAGGATTATTTACATCACAGTCTGTTATTGACACATATTGGGAAGCAAACTATTATTCGGGGTTTACTGAAGGTAGTTCTCCTACATTATTATGGACTTCATCTAGTATAGCAAATGCAGTACAAATAGTTACTGGCAGTATAGGAGATATTACTGCATACAATCAAGTATATACATTTCAAACGAAGCCAGAATATGCAGCAACATTCGTTTCAGAATCTTCATATAAAATTACAATTGATGCGATAGGTACGAGGGGTAGTGTTAGTGGTAATAATAATCCAAAACTAAGTATATTTTTATCAGGGTCTGCATTTCCGTTTGATAGTACAGATATTTTAAATCAAGAATTACCAACCAGATTAGGTGTTCGTGTAGGAGAACTAGAAGTAACTACAAATTCACAAAGATTTGATGATACTATATTTGAATTTGAAGCTCCTCGTACTGGAACTGCTTCATTGATTTTTGTTATAGAGTCAGGAGAATGGACTTTTTCAGATATACGTACAACTACAGATAATGATCCGGGTTATACTCCTGCATACTCAAAAATACGTACGGAAGTACCAACAAAACATAAATCTTCAAATCAATATCGTTTTAGAATTGATTATTTTAATGTAGATGGAGTTAAAAGTAAACAATCTTCTTATATTAATAATGTAGATTGGCAGGGCGGAAATCGTTATATTGATGGCGATTATTCAATGATAACTGGATCATTATATGTTGCTGATTCTTTAGAAACAGGTATTGCGATATCAGGACTTAAAGATACTGGATTTGTACGAAGCTTAGGATATTCCGGATTTGAATATGGAGATCCTGGATTTTTAATTTGGTCAGGTAGTGCATTATCGGGTAGTTCTGGAACAAAAGGAGGCGTACCATATAGTGGTGTTGGCTTAGAATTATATGCAAATACTGAAAATTACTTTAGGTTCTCAACAACAGATTCTGAATTAGATGTACGAACACAAAAATTCTTTGTAGGAAATTCATCAACATTTATTTCTGCATCAGATGGAAATTTAGAAATATCATCCTCTGGATTAAATATATATAATGGA